TTGATGCACAAACAAAAGTCAGAGAATTAAAAGATACTGGGAGTAACGACTTCATAGTATCCCTCATTGAATTGATACCATCTAAACAATAAAACAATAATATAAAGGAGGAGACTATGGCTCAAGAGCCAATTATATTCGCATCGAATCAATCACTAAAGACCTGGTGTATTGCTGTGGCCGATGCCTGTGGAGGTAGAAAAATGATGCCGACCGGGAAGTTGGTAAAGCCCAAAGATATATCCAAGATTGCATTTTTGATTGATGAGTTTGTAAAAGAACACAATGCGATGAGAGAAACATTAGCACAAATAGAGGAGGCACAAAATGCTGAAGAAGAAGAAGAATAAATTATCTAAAGTATCTAAAGTAGATACACGGACTACACCATCTAAACCAACCATATCAAATATGGGAAGTGCGAGGGCGTATCACAACCTACCAACTGGAGCAATTTTATCTATGATATTTCAAGCCGATGAACGAGGAGAAATATTAGATACTAAAAACCCTTTGGTAGTGTTTGTAGATGACACCCTTAAAGCAGAGAAAGCACATGAAGAAGAGTACGAAGAGTTTAGACCAACAATCTTAGTCGAAGCTATAAAACTGTTAAGCAAACAAGATGGTGTTTACTCAACAGATGTATTGCTACAACCAGTGAGGAGACACATTATATTATGAGTGTAAAACAAATGACTATCACTGTAGAGATTGACGAGAACTGGACTAGAAAAAAAACAGAGGAATACAAAGGATTCTTCCAGGGATATATCGGTACAATATCGGGACTTAAAGTTTTGGATATTGTAATCGAAGATACTGATGAAGAAAGTTGGTACGAATAATGATACTTGTAACAACACCGACTTGCATACATTGTGGTAAAACAGGACAAGTTTCTGTGGACCGTAGGAGGTACAAAGAGTTTACTGAAACACCACGACATTTACGCAGGTTAATACAAGATATATTTCCTAGTCACAACAGAGCAGATAGGGAGCAGTTACTGACAGGAACTCATCCCGAATGTTTTAATGATATGTTTAGAGGTGAGGGAGAGTAATGTTTAGTATTCAACATATTGTTTTGTCATTCATGTTTGGTACTGTAATGACGCTGCTTCTAGATTTTATCTTAGAAACTATTAGAGACTACAGAAAACTTAAACAAGAAGAAGAATTAAGGAGGATGCTGTAATGGCAGACATACAAGAACTATTAATGGTGCAAGTTGCACTCGAATCAAAACAAGCAAGGGTTAAATCTCTTACTGATAAAAGATTAGAGTGCATCCTCGCATGTTTAAACAATGGCTCAACAGTCAAAGAAATAAGCGAGGCCTTGTCAATATCAAAGACAAGGGTGTACAAAATACTAGAGAAAGGGAAATAAAATGGCTAAATTTAATTTAGATAATTACGAAACAGTAGAGGAAAGACTTAAAGTATTTTGGAAAGAAAATCCAAAAGCAAGAATACATACAGAAATAGTACACATGACTGATGATGGTACTTGCGTAACTGTAAAAGCTGAAATATACAAGATGGAAGTAGATGCAAGACCAGTAACTACTGGTTTAGCACAAGAAACTAAAGGACAAGGTGGGTTTGCTAATACTGATGCATGGGTAGAGAACTGTGAAACAAGTGCAATAGGTAGAGCGTTAGCTAATTGGAACTATCAAGGTAGCAAAGCACCAAGACCAAGCAGAGAAGAGATGTCTAAGGTACAACCAAAGCCAAAGTTAACTGAGCAGAAAGAAGACACAAAAGTCTTAGAGAAAGCTAAGGATGATTTTGTCAAGGACATTGAGAAAGATATGAAGTACCGGTTACAGAAAGCCCTGGAGTTTCATGAGTCAAACAAGGTTCTTAGGGACAAGTTTAAACAAGAAGCATGGGAAGAGTTTACTATAGACGGACCCAAGGATTTACAAGTATGGACTAATGACCACTTAGATGTGTTCTTAGATTTGTTTGTAGCAAAACAATCACAGACTGATGACAAAGATATAAAGGATTTAGTTGACGATGTTTTTCCGGATAGCTCCATAGACAGAGGTTGCCCAAAGTGTGGCGTAGCTGAGTGGATAGAAGATAACCGTGCCAAGAAAGCTGAAGCACCCGAGGGTAGTGGACTCAAAAACATTCCGGACTTCTCATGTTCACAGTACATGCAGAATGATGGTTGTGGTTGGGGTGGATACATCGGAGGCAAAGGTGACCGAGAGGTTCCTAGCGAATGGCTCTAGAACAGGCCGGCGAGAGCTTACCATTTAATATAAATAAAATAGTCGGGAGATTACAAAAAAAGTTTCCCGACTATGACTTCACCAAACCTGCAGAAATGGATAGAAAATGTAAGGTTGTTGTTGTTGGTAAGAAATGTAGTAAAGAATCTACAAGAATAACTTACACATATATGAATGGTAACGAATGTTGTGGCCATACCTACAAATTGCAAGACGAAAGTAACCCATACAAATATGAAAACAAGACTTGCAATGCAGTGATTGCTACTGCAGAAGAGAAAAAAAGATATGAACAGGGGGAAATATGGTAACTAACAAGTACACAAACTCTTTTGAAGAGCGACAAAATGTTGAAGACATGGCCGATGTGGCCATGTTAAGACATCTTAAGAACACTAATCTTAGTAAGAATGTACAGTGGGCCAAGCTAGGACCGGATGCAAAAGAAAATTTTGTACCTGCGTACTGGTTGGTATCCCAAATTATTGTATGCCCGGACTATGTAGTAGCTTTAAATGACAAGTTATATCTAATTGAAGTTAAAGGAACTAACAAGATTAAGTTAGCTGATTATGAAAAGCTACAAGAAATGCATACTAAAGCTATTGACATGGACGGTAAAATAAAAATAGAGATAGCAGTAATGTACTTTAAACATCCCGAAGCTACTCCTATATGGATTACATTCACTAGATTACAAAAGATGTGGGACTCTATAAAGCAATTTAAGGAGTACCCCGAGAAGGATTTCCAGGGAAAGCCTAAGTTATATAAGGTTTTACCCCTTGTTTAATCAAGCAGTTAAACAATTACTGGAAAACTGGGGCCTCTATCGTTCATCAAGAGCGTTAGAACTCCAGGATGAGACCACAAACCACTCCTTTGTGTGAAGTCGATTGACTTGTCAAGAGATGGGCATTGAAACCAGTGCCTATCTCCTTGATTCTTAGCACGAAAATGGTGGTAATGTGCAGTTATTAATACCTCAGCATCACCTGTTGGTAGGAATCCAAACATCTGACCTTTCCACCAGGCCTCAATCTTAGCTTCAGCGTTACCTCCACCACCAGTCATGTGACCATGTGTAAATGCAGTCTTCTTACCTTTAATTTCTAGGTTTAAATGATAACTTTCAGGTACAATGACCTTTACTTTTTTGTATCGTTCTTTGTTTGCAGCAAAAATCTCATCCATTATCTCTAAATGCATGGTATCTGAATTATCTAAACGAGAACTTAAGACCTGGCCTTTACCACTTCTAGTCATTTCACCATGGTTTCCAGGTACACCAGTCAAAGTTATCTTATCTACATGAGGCAAGAATGTTTCAACTGTCTTGTAAATCATAGCTCTTGCTAATGCATATTGCTCCATCAGATTTAGAGAAACATTAAAGGCTTGACTTTCGTAAAAGAATTTAGAACAGCCCTCTGTGAGGTCACCCATTCCTACTAAGAAAATCTCATCAATCTTCTTTCCCATCTTTCTGTAGTTTCTAAGTAAAGCAACACCATCTTGCAAGGCCACATCGTATCTCTTTATTGTGTTCTCAACTCCGTAATCGTCCTTACCGAGTTGCCAGTCACTCATCATCCAAAGCATAGCTGTATCTCCACCAAATATATTTCGCTTAGTTAATGGTGGCTTCTTTGCTGCTTGTTTAATCAATGAGTTAAAATGTTTGTCATGACTAGCAGATTTTCTACGGATAGTTCCTTTAAATGCATGGAATGTTTCTACAATCCCACCTTTTAACTGTGCATTCCAGGAAGATACCTTTAATATACCGTCAATTTCGTAGACATTTGGGTCGAATCCCCATTGTTTTATGATACTATCGAAGTTATTTTCGTAGTTAGGGTCTGTTCCTACATGTACAAGTTCACCCTGCCCAGTGTTTGGGTCTATATCGATAGAAGGTTGCCATCCTGCTTTATAAAAATTATTACCATTTTCTGCAGGAATAGCAGTGGCCTTCTTTTTGTTACTCTTTTTCTTAGACATCGCAGCCTTTCTGTTGTTACTCTAGTTTACAACAGATATTGACTTACCGATGTATTTAAGTTATTTACTTACTGATTGAGAGTTACCACCAATTTGTTTTTTGGCGTAAGTCTTTATGACTGTTAGAGCAGCACCACCACCTGCAAGAGCAGCTAACTGAACTACTTCAGCATCTACACCCACTAGTGGAGCTACAGTTAAAGCACCTATGAACGCTTCAATGAAGGTCCAACCAGTTCTCTCTAACATATCTTTGAGTTCTTCACTCATATATATCTCCTAATTTATTAATCTACCTTTAATCATAGCATTAGTCTTGATGACATTTCCGTTAATCTCCTGGAGTTTATCATATACAGACTCAGCTAATATCAAATGGTCTTTAGCTTTATTATCTAAAGGTTTA